CAAAGCAACCTTAATATTGTCTCCAATCTGGCCATACGGTTGGTAAGGTTTGGTTCTGGCTTGATAGAATGGTTTGGTAAAGAATGATTAGAGCGGTGCATCTCCAAGTAGTATGTTGATACCCAAGCAACCCTTCTCACCTAAATAACACCCCTCTATGTGTGTCTAAAGGCTATTCATTTGTGGGTCAATGCTATGCAAAATGCAACGTGTCCGTGTCACTTGTTTGCAGTATCCTTATCAGTTCTTTCTGCTCCAATAGATCCAAACGACTCTGTTGTTTGAATTCCTTGCCTGTTGTCTCTGTGACGTGCTTGTGGAATCTCAAATAGTGTATTGGTCTAACCACCTTTGTGAATATAGCACTCTGATATCTTATCTGATCCCGTATCAATGCAAAGGTCACTGCCGCTTCCACTTGCTTCTTCCAGTCTGAATATTGTGCGTCTATTTCACCTCTCTTCACAAGATCCTCACTGAAGTTTCTGATTACTTTGTGTAACTCCTCGCAGTAATGTTCTTGGCTTTCTGGATCGCGATGCCAGTCCAGTTGTTGCATTAGACTTTTCGCTCGGTCAGTTGGATATATGGCCATCAATGTCAGTGCCACCGAACGGTCCTTTGCCCTAAGTTTTGTGTATGCTATCATATATTTTCCTTACGCTTTGTATAGGTAGTGGTGTAGTGTTTGTTAAGGAAGTCCCTGTCAGGCCTCACGGTATAGAAGTTGCCTTTGGTCTCACCCGTCGTTTGTTCCTCACTATCTATCACACGCACCTCTCCCGGTTCTACTGACTCTATCTCAGTCCTCCAATTGACGTGGGTGTTGAAGTCTGCCAACCTATCATTCGCGAACTTCCAGGCCATTGTTCTGTCTGTGGCTTCTATACACATCTCAGCGAAACTTATACCTTGTAGTGTTACTATGAACTTCTGTATTGGTCCTTCAAGTTCTCTTGGCACTTCTTTTATCTCCACTGCAGGTTTCTGTTGTGCTGACAATGGAGTCCGGTTCATCTGATACTTCACTGCCCACTTCCTTGCATCGTGTTTGAAGAACTTGTCCATCCTGTCTGGGAAGTGTGATTCACTTGGTGTTGTGCTTATGGTCCAAGCACCCGTGAATATGTATTCACCTCGCTCATTCACTTGTTCATTGTTCTGTAGATACTCAAGGAACTTGCCTGTGGCAATACCTTTGATGTTCAGGAACTTGATGTTTGCTCCTCCATACACAGTCTCTACCTGTTTCGTAAGCACACCAAACTTCTCCATTGTTTCGTATGCCATCTTCTCTGTCTTATCTTGCTTTGACATTTTTTCCTCCTATGTTTTTCGTTGTCATAGTGTTAGTATAACACAGGATACGGATATGTCAATCCGGTTTGGTAAGGTTGGTAAGGAGGTTTTGTCCGTTAATATTCTTCTTCACCAAGCACTCTCCAAACGATTGCCTTTTCCAACCATTGGGGACATCTTGGATCTGCCAACAATGTCCTGTAGAATGCCCTGCAACTGATCCATTCTTCTGCGTCGATGTAGTCCTCATTGTCCTCCTCCTCGGACATTGGTTCGTATCTAAGGTCCTTGCGATATTCAACCACTGCATTGATGTGACGTCTGTTCAGTTCCTGTATGGTGAATTCCTGCAATTGATCCAGTGTGGTGAAGCGATGTATGTTTGCGAATATGGTGTCAAGTATCGTCATATATGACCGTGACCTTTAAGGGGATATGCCAAGCCTATGTCAGAAAACCTGAACACAAAAAGGCCACGGTTCGAAAGTGTTGGAGGAGGTATGGCTCATATGGTTGTAGGAAACAACCACGTTAGTCGTTATGCTCTGCAAGGAGTTTAAACAACATCTCCCCCAACAACAGTATTTACTATGATCGAAAAAATCACGCTATCTTAACGACTCTGGTTGGCTTTCCGTATTTGCGTTTTATCGTGTCAGCGGCCTTGGTGGCACTTTCTTTTGTGACGAAATGTTTGTTCCAACGTTGCCCCATTATTTCAATCGCGAACAACTGTGGTTTCTTTTCTGTGTCCTTCCAGTGCAAGTCACCTTGCTGTCGCAATTGGGTCTGTTGTTTGATCCTGTTCCAGTTAAATCCTTTTGCCATTACAGATAATCATCAATATGCACACCCACACTTGACTTCAGTATCGTGTTCGCTGTGCCAGTTGCAATTTGATTCATCTTCCTTTGGTTTGAACTTAGATATCCTTTGTCTCCTTTCAAAGGAACTATGATCTTGTGTTCCTTGTGTATGACAATAGCAGTATATCTGTGATCTTGTTTTTCGGGAACAAGCAACACACTGAGTTCTTTGAGTGTGCTACCTTTCTTGTTCTTGTAACCTGGCATATAGCATTTACTTGCCCTGATCTCTTTGGTCTTGTATCCTGCGTTCTTTAACTCTTGCCTTGTTTGCTTGACCAACTCATAGTGTGGTGCGGCCCATTCTTCTTTAGTTAAGTTTCTTCTGAAGTGTGGCCACTCAGTGTTCATCAATGCCCTCGCAGGTTTGAGTTGATTGTTCTTGCAAATTGTAACATTCAATCTTAGATGCTCTATGTTGTTGTTGACGTTGTTGAACAGATCTAATTTTGCCCATTGCCAGTCCTTTGGTAAGTCCTGGTGGCAATGGCTAATCTTATCTGCTTTCAATTCCTTGACGGAGTCAAAGTTGATTACTGATTGCTCACTGGCAATCTGTAATTTGTTTTTATTAGTTGTTATTATGTTGTTAATGTTGTTAATGTTGTTATTGTTTGCCACCATTGTGTATTCCTCCTTGCATAATAGTAGTATATATCCAAACTGGAGAAAAAACAACCTTTTATTAAATATCTGTGTGGGTGACTTGCTTTCCAAAGGTCTTACACCTTTCTCTCCAGCCAGTCACTCACCTTTTCTTAAATATTCGTATGCTGTTATCATACCTTTTCTACTGCTTCATTTTGTGTTTGCTTGGATATGCTCAATATGTTAGAAATAGATATCTCAAGAAATGTTAATTTGGTTTAATTCACCTCTCATAAAGGATTTGGTCAGTTTGGTTCCAAAACAACCAAACGAAATAGGTTGTAACCATCTTTACACGTTAAGATCAGTTGATAACTGCGTTGCTTACGATCCAAGAACAAGGGACCAAATTGATCAGGACCTCAAGTCACCTAAATCACCAAAAACACCAAATCTACCAAAGTTTTGGACCAGGAACGGTTGTAGGACTGACCTCTTTGACGAAGTTGTGACACCAAATAGATTGCAACCACAAGATTCAGGCACACTTGCCGTAGCACTTGCTATCTTTTATTTGAAAGCCAAGGATATCACTGTGTTAGGATGTGGATGGCACACCAATGACACCAAGAGCCTGTTTGACCACAGATACACACATAAGAAATGTTTTGAAAAAGGCAACAACAGCAAACTGCAATTACTCAAGACCTATCAAAAAGAATTTGGAGTTAAAATACGATTCGTTTCGGAACATATAGTGGATCCCGCACTTGGACACGCACAGGTCGAAGATCTACTGAAAGAACTTTCCTAAACTTTTTATCAAGCACGAATTTACAGGTGTGTTGTCCTTGACACTTGTTTCTCTCAGTCTTGTCATCACACGTCCAATGACCAAACTTAACCAATCTCAAGTCAAAAAGACTTTGCTTCATTACGATACCGTGTGTCTTGTGGCATTCGCGTAATTACTTCTCTTGTTAAGTTCGTTTCTACTTGCTACCCTAACGTCGTATTGCTCACCGCTGGTTACAGGAGCAATGAAGAATTGGGTGTCATTTGTTATACCTGCCGTGATGTAAGTTGAATCACCGGCTAACTTAAATTGAACGATATATTCTTTAAAGAACGGATCTGCCGTCGCTGTCCAGGTCACGCTTAACCTCGATTCAGCAACATAACCCGAAGATGCCTGGTTGGTTGATCCTGAAGTTACCGTAACACCTGTGACTGGTGGGACCGTTAATGGGTTAGGTAAATTCAGACTTGGTCTTGTTATGTCTGCTGACTTGGCATTTATAGTGTAAATCGTTGGTTGGTGTTCAAATCCTGTAACCTGGATGTCACCTTCCGCATTCAATCTAATGTCTGTAATTCTAAACTGACCATCTAATCCAATGTTTGGACTTGTGACTCTACACAGGTCACCTACTGAAACATTTGATCCTGCTATGGTCGTAGCAAATTGTATTTGTTTTGCGTTCCTTGATCTTTTGACAAAAACCTCTGCGTATTGTAATGCTTGTTCTCTGCTGGCAACGGTTGGCAAACTTAATGTTGCTTCTAATCTCTGTCCGTTGTCCTCATTCAAGAAAGTTGTGTCATCAGTCGAACCATCATCAGGATAGATCACCTCATTGGGTTGGAAGTCCGCATTTGGATCAACATAAGTTACCCTTGCCCTATTGACCTTTGTTTCTTTGTTGTCTCCTATCAATTGTAGGCCACCAACAATGTTGTCAGCATTGGCAGTAAAACTTACAGGTGGATCCGACGGTATAGATTCAATGTTGTCATCATCACCTGCGTTTTCAATCTTTAATCTAAATACACCTTGGGTGAATGGCATAATACCCCTGAAGCCTACCAATAATATTTTACAATTATTCATTATACTGGTTGAAGTTTGCACAACAGCATCGCAAGTAAATGCTTTGCCTGTGGTAGAACTTGTGTAACTTACAACTTGGTCACATAGTTTGGCCATCTTTCTCCAACTGTTCCAATGGAATGCACTATTAGGTAAGCCTTTCCCGAATCTTGGGTTACGCATATAATCTAATAAAATATTGACAGGATTGTTGCCAAATGCCACTGTTTCATCAGCATAAGCCGTAGTGTGATTTTCTTGCACCGGTGCATCTTCTATCTGCACACTCAAATAATATTGTGTATTCCTGCTGGTAGAAGAACCGCTATGCGTAACCGTGTTGCTATCACTAAATCTGTAATTTCCCGCAGGCAATATGATGGTGTCGTCAATTGAAAGATCTGCTTTATAATTGGAAGAGTTGTTTGGTGTAACACTTCCAAAGGTTACAAAATAAAACTTACCTATCGCTTTGTTTCTGTTTTCACTATACACGGTCGCACCAGTGCCAGTGTTTTCTATTGTAAAATTGATACTGTTGTCAATTATGCCCACTGGTGTTCCATTTATCTGGGTGCTCATCTGTTGAATGACTCTTACCTGTGCTTCTTGATTCAATGTAAATGTTACACCTGCATCTTGTATGGTGTTGTTTGAAGTCTGACTGCTTACACTATGAATCCTTGTCGCGGTCTCTGATCTCCTATTCAATAGGCCCGATGCTGTGCCTGTCTGTCCTGTGAATGAACCAACTGTCTGTGGTGTATAGGCTGATGTTAAATCAAATATCTTCTTACCCTTGACTGTAACTTTTACATTAGGTATTCCACCACCATATGGGTTGTTATCAGCATCTTCTTGATCTTCGACCTTCTTCCATCTAAACTTACAAGCCAAATAAGCCAGTCCTCTCAACCTATGGTCATCTGTCCAACCAGGTGCTTCTTTCAACAAAGACGAAGCAACTTGATCATCTCTACCGTCAAAAAATTGTAATTCTAATCTGCTTTCATCTGAATATGGACTTGTTGATGAAGTTGTCTTTACTCCGTGAGCAAAACTATTTGGAGTAACAACAATATCATCAATCAACAACTGCGTGTAACTATCAACTTGACCTTCTGACAGCACATAGGCCACATACAGATATTCATTACTCGAACCATTCGTAGATACAAACACTCTTGCTCCACCAACCATCCTTGTTCCATAGACCACAGGCACGTTTGTTATACCTGAGTCTTTGTTTAGTAATACACCTTGTATCTGTTCTGTCTGTGCCGCTGAAACTTCTGGCACCGTAAGGTCTAAACCAAACGGAGATGTAAATATTTTTACTACACCCTCAACGATGTCTCCAATAAAATCAAAGACTCTGCTGATGATACCTCCACCACCACCTCCACCTTTGTTATGGACAAGGTAATCGTTGGCATAGTAAGTGTTGTCATTATCTAATTCTAAATTATAAACTTTTTCAAACCAATTTAATGGATTCCAATTGGCTTTTATTTTTTTAACTTCTATCTGTCCTAATTCCGTAAGGATCTTGTCTCCAACCTTCAATTCTGTGATGTTTTCTAAGTCCTTGTGATTATGGAACCAATTGTCCCAGGTCTCTGGATCCCACCATTTCTTGTATGGTTTGATTGCCTTCCATCCTGTTGTAGTTTGGAATGGGTGTTCTGCTGTCGTAAAATATTCACCATCATTAATGCTGTATTTCTTTCTGAAATGCAAGAACGGAGTGTAGATCTTTTTAACGTGATTTAATTTCTTAGCACCTCTGATTTGATCACCTATTCTGATATCCTTGATGGCTTTCGTTTCACCATTCGCTAATTTTATCTGTGTATCACCTGCAAAACAACACATCTATTTGTTCTCCATTTCAAAATAATAAAAAGGTTTCTTGTGTGGTCCAAACTCAGGATAAAGATCTTTAACTTTAAATCCTAACCATTCCAACCATTTGATATGATCTTTGTGGTCGCAATAAACAAAATTGAATAATTTTTTATACTTTGGTTTGAAGCCTAATATAACTCTCCTACATTCAACTAAAAATTCTCTTTTCAAGTGTGGGAACTCTGACATCCAATCACTCATAAGCAACCAAGGTTGTCCAATATCTTTCTTGCCTGCAACACCAAACATTCCAACAGGCCTGCCATCCACCACAATAGTGTAACTTTCCAAACTTGCGTTGCAAGTTATCTTCATTGCCTCTCTGTTAGGCAGATCTGTCATCCACTTGATTGTGTTTGTGTCTTCTTCACGAAGTTTATCTGCAACTATTATTATATCAGTTGCATTGGCTTCTCTGAAGTAACCTTCTATCGCTGTGTGTATGCCTTGTTTCTTTCTTATCATAATGCTTTCTCGAAGTGTATTGATTGTTGTTTCACATCACTAACAGTATCTACCAAATGATTACTGAAATGTGGCAAAGATGAATCAAAACCAATTGATACATTGCCATTTGTTAGTGCAAAATTCTCAATAAACCTAAACACCTCATCCATATTTTCTTTTGTTCTATATTCTTCTAAGATGTAGAAGAAATTGATATTCAACTTCTTTTTGTCATTGTGTATGAATCGTTCTTCCGTTAAAACAAACAGACCAACCATCATTTTATCAACGTATAGTGCTCTTGTTACATTACCTGGTGTAACAAAAACATTCTTAATTTTAAAATTGAAATCAAAGGCAGGTTCAGTGCCAAATAATTCTTTTATTGCTATGTTGCTTACATCAATCGCTGAAGCATAGTCTTTCTCTCTTATCTCTCTTATTTCCATTATGGTCTCCCCCATTTTATGTCTTTTACAATTTGTGGTGAAAAGTCCATTCCCTTGTCACCACTGAAATGTAGATTCTGTGATGCTGGGTTTGTTCTTCTGCCGTTTGTTCTGTTGAAATCTGCAAAGAAACTTGCAACAGCCAAATTCACGTTGGCACTATTTTGCGATTCAGTTATCCTCCAGCCTGATATTCTGCCATCAAAGATAGTGAATACATCATTGGCCGTGAATGAATAATCATCCTGCAAAACTGCTCTATACAAGACAACCCTCTTGTCTATGAAGTCATTGTTCAATAAAACTGCAACCATAGTTGGATCAACTGCTGTGAATGAAAGATCCAAAGTCCCAACCCTTAGGTCAGAATTTTCAACAATGTCTTTGTAATTTAAGAATAAACCTTGTGCTATGTAGGTGTTGGCACCGCTGTCTGGTGCTGTTGGTGAATCATATGATAAGTTGATGTTTGCTGTTGTGAAATACAACGCAGTAGAAAAATGAAATTCTAATAAGTCTGCTACGAATACTTTTTTCTCGGCTAACTTATCTTGGAGTGCCTTTGGTATATCTCTTGGCATTATATCTCCTCACGAACACTTATTTCATAGTAGTATTTGCCATTCTTCTGGACTTCATAACTTAATTCGTCTGTTGTAAAAAATACTTTGAATGGCACGTTGTTGTATGTAACTGTTGTTGATCCACCTGTGATACCTGTCACTAATGGTGGGAAGAATGACATCTGTTTCACTGCTGAGTCATTCGCTAATGTAAGGTCATCTACAAGCATATAAACTTTGTCGTGATTACTAAACTTAATTAAATCTCCCTTCTTCAATGTGCCAGAAGGTGTGCCATCATCTGTGATACCAACCGCTACAGATCCCGCTGATTGATTCATCGATGGATCAACTGATGTAACATTGGCAGTTGTTACCGTGCCTGTCATCGTGCCTGTTGTTGAACTAATCTCTGGTGGAACTATGTTGAATGATTCAACCTGACCGTCCTGCTGTATTATGAACGAATAGATTGCGTTGAAGTCTGTTCTGTTTAAAGGTGGTGATTTCAATTTCAAACTGAAATATTGAGCACCTGACTTAACTCTTTGTGTCTTGCCTGATATAGATTCTGTCAATCTACTCTTCGTGTTGCTTTTTAATTCTGTTGCAGTAAAACCTGCTGTGGGAAATGTTCCTGCCATTATACTAACCTCGCTCTGCCTCTTTCAGTTAATCCTCTATTGACTAAACTAATTATTAATTCTTGTCTTGTCGCTAATAATTCATCAAAGTCTCTCGCATCAACCGTTGATATGTTAAAATTAATTGTTGCTCCTTGTGCCGTGCCAAATCCTTCTGTTGTTGGTTCAATGAATCCTGAAGTTGAAGGACGGAAAAGTTCTGGTTGGCTTTCTCCAACGACATAAGTCTGTCCTGGAACAACTGGACCACCCATCTCCCTGGCCTGGTATGATTCTCCTTTAATGGCATTGATCTGTGATGCCGTGTAGGCAATTGCCGCTCCTGCAAAAAGGAAAGCCGCAATTGGTCCCCCAACTTTCATTCCATATGCAAATGCTGATTGTGTTGCCGCCTTGCCATCAATTACTGCCTCTGCGATACGCACCGCTTTGTATGCCGCAAATGCCTGCTTGTTCATTGAAGCCATTTGTTCTAATATGCTTCTGCCTGCTTCTCTGTTAATTTCTTTCTTCTGCTCATTAGTTGCATTCTCAAGATCAATCTCCTGTATCTTGCCTGAACGGATTAAATCTATATTCTTTTTGTGTCGTGCTTTATTTTCTTTTGCCCTGTCATCTTCCATTTTTGTAACGTCTTTATGGAATGCTTTATTGATTTCTGCTTTCAACTCTGCCGCTTCCTTTTCATTTAGAACTTCTTTTTTAAGCAGTTCATCAACTCGTGTAAATCTTTCATTTCTTATTCTTAAGATCTCGTCACTATGGCTTTCATTTAGTTGTCTCATTTCGTCTATGAAACCTTGATTCTTCTGTTTTAATTTGTCAAGTGCATCCGCCGCCGCTTGATCCGCCTGTGCTTGTTTTTGTTTTTCAGCATTTAGTTTTTTCTGATTTTCAATATGATCCTTGATGTGTTGATCCTGTTGTCCGTCCGCTATTGCTTTGTTAGTTTCTGCAAGTATTCTGTTTTGTTCTATTGTTGCAATGATCTCATCTCTAAGGTCAATATATCCTTGCACTTGTTTCTTGTTATGAGTAACAAGATTTTCACCAGTCTTGATATAGTGCATTATTGCCGCTGGTAGGTCTGTAGGACCCATCTCCAAGAAGGTTTCGTTTATCCTGTGGTTTAATTCTTTTAATACTTGATCTAACTTGTTTGTGTCTTCAATGGCTTGCAAAGCCTCAAGGCCCAAGTTTTCAAATGGTCTGCCTGCCGCAATACCATCTAAGATGTTTGTAAGACTGACTAATGTGTTTTGATACTTTTCAGTTACACCTGTGGCCTCTGCAATTTTGTTTATCGCTCTTCCAAATGCATCACCAAATGCCATTTCTGATTGTGCAAGTGTGGCATTCATTTTCGCAAATTCAGTGTCAATGGCTGTGGAATTCTCCAACATCTCAAACATAACCATCGCATTAAGTTTGCCTGACTGCGACATTTTTCTAAGTTGACCAACGCTGATACCAGTCTCCCTGGCCATAATAGAAAGTGCTGGACCAAGTCCTTCAACTAAACTTCTAAATTCATCACCTCTTACCTCACCAGAAGCCATCGCTTGTCCAAACTGCCTAATAACAGCGGAAGCCGTGTTACCATCTGCTCCAGCAAGTTGAAGTGCTTTTGATAGTTTGCTTGTTACGTTGGCTACCCTCTCTTCAGATACACCAAGTTGTTCAGTTGTAACTCTTAACTTAGAATAAAGATCAACAGTATCAGCAAAAGCAGTCCTGTTCTCTTTGGCCATTTGCACCAAGTGATTGAAAACTCTGTTTCTATCTTCTTCATCTTTGGTGATAAGTCTTAATTGGTTATGATACGTTTGAAAGTCTGATGTTATGTTTTTTACAACACCGGCAAATCTTAATAATTGCTGAACTGCAAATGCACCAGCAATGAATTTTCCTGCGGTAGCGGCCACACTTCCAGTCTTAGACAAGTTACGATTTGTCCTGTTCAACGCTCTTTCAATCTTGTCAAGTCGTTGGGTGTTCTTTGTAACTACGTCAATGATAAGTTGTTGTGTTGCCACTATCGTCTCCTCGTTTTCATTTGTCTAACCTGTTTGTTGGCCACATCCTGCTCTTTTTTAATATAAGCAGACCATAAGTCTAACTCCAACACAGATAGTTCCATAACTTTTGCGATAGGCATTTTTAGCCTATCAGCCAACATTATTAGGAACCCTAACTCTGGGTTGGTTGTGATTCCTTTACTGCTTCTTTTCCCTCCAAACGAATGTTAGCAGTATTGATCGCTGTGACAATCTTTAAAATGACTGAAGGATCTGCTTCATTCATTAAATTAACTTTGTCAGCATCATTAAAGATTCTCTTACCATCTTTATCTAATGCCTTAACAATCAAGGTTTCAACCAAAGCCTCAACAGGTTCGCCTTGTGACTGTAACTTCATCACGCGGCTTTCGTCTTTGAATGGATACGCACTTTTGATATAAATGTCCATATCCCACTCATCAACTCTAACTTTTGTTAATCCACCCGCAATGGCTTTCTGCCAATGCTGTGCAATTTTTTCTAATGTCTTACTCATCTTACTCTCCTTTTGTTTGTATTCCTGATTGCCGGCCTCATTATGCCTTTGCCTCTTGTTTGCTGACTGTAATTGTTTTCCAGTCTCTCAATGTAAGGCACACGGTTCGCAACCGTAACCGTGTTTCCAGTTGTTCTTTTAATCCAACCCCTCCTTGCTCTACCGCCATTGACCTTTGCTATCGGTGTTGTCCTTTTGGCTTCTTGCAATAGGATTTCTCCCACCACTTGAAGTTCCTTTTTGACTTCACGTCTGATGACGTCAACGACTTGTTTTGCTGAAGGGGTTGAACTTACGCGAAACATTATACTGCTGTTCGAACTAATGCCCCTGACCCTTGTATTGTCAAAGATAATTCTACCGGTCCGTCAAAATTACTCGTTACCGAGTGTCCAGTAACGATAACGTTACCTGTTAATTTGATACCTGTAGTTTCACCTGACGGGAACAGTTCAATCTTTGCAACTGAATCTGGATTTTCAACATAACTCATAAAGTTTGATTGACCAGGATCTTCATCTCTTAGATATGCATCTATAGATCCTGAAAATTGTGTCAAACCTGCTTGATAAGTTCTTGCCGATTCACCCATAACTGTTGTTTCTATACTTTGGACCTCTCTGTCTATTGTGAAAGATCTAATTGAAGCAACAGCCGCCACTGTAGAGTCGTCACCAACGAATTTGATGACACCTGACTCACCAGTATATACACCTGTATTAACTGCCATTGTATTACTCCTCTGTTGTTAGATCTTTTGGACCCGAAAGATCAATTTTTGATTTAACCTCAACCTCACCTATCTCAAGTTTTAATTTGGGTAGGATTCTCTTTCTCGGTTTGAGTTTGGTTTGTTTAACAGGTTCTAAGGTCCAACCTGTATCCAAATGTGCTTGAACATTTAATCCACGCACACGTTTTGAATTCTCATCTTTATACATCTTAACAGACATTATAAAACTCCTTTTTTGTAATGATACGTCACATCAACATTGACAACGACTTCACCTAATGGCAACTCACGTTGTATAACTTCTACACCTGCTACTGCTGTTGTGACATTGTGGATGTTTGTTGAAGCAAGTGTTATGTCTCTGTCTCTGGACAGTTCCAAGGTCTCTTCGATACGTTCAACTATTTCATTCCTTAACGTATCGATCTCTGTGCCCCTCACATAACACCTTAAGTTGTATCTAATGATACCTCTCCTTAGATCCGTTGCCAGATCTTCCCTTGACTCTTCACCTGATGTTATCAGGATTGCGGGAAACTGTGTTATTGCAAGTTTTTGGACATCAAAGAATACCCTGCTCACTGACCCCGGTGCAGGATCCGTCATATTCTGTAATTGTTTTTCTATGTTGACTGCTATATTTTCTCTTGCGGACATTACCTTACCAATCTGTTATGATGGAAGGATCTTTCTTCTGCGTCGGAATAATCTCCACTGCTGTCAGAATCATAGGCAACACCTTCTCTTAAAATTAAATCAAATTCTTCTTCAAATGCTCTTTTGTAATAGGTCAATTTTTCTCTGAAAAGGTCACCGTCTGGATCAAACGTGGATAGACGTGGGTAAATGTAATATCCTAAAACGTGATAGACAGCCGCTCTTGTAAATTGTGCCGCTTTAAGTCTTGACGGACTTAATTTTTCACTGCTTGTTCCAACTATCGTGATATCATATCTACCATAGTCAGCCTTTGGCCACCATTTGATGTTTAGTAATCTGATGATGTCATCATATGACTTTTCGTGGAGTGAATCAAATTCTGCGATACCGTATTTTTGGATGTCTGGTTCGTATTCTAAGATGTTTGTGTCGTTAGCGAAAGTGCTCATAAGGTCCTTCCTTAAAATTATGTTATGTGTTTGGTCCTACCAAACTACAATGTTATTTATCGGGTCGTAAAAAAAGGATGGGCCTATACAATCCATATTAGGCCCACCCTAATGAGCAAAGGTATTACCCTTATGCTATTGCTTTAGAACCTTTAACTCTAACTGCATAAGCCGCCTTAACTAATTGCGTCTTAACTGCTGTAGAACCAACGTATTCTGTATGTCTCATTGAAGCATCTCTTTGTGATTCAATTCTTAGTGGTCTTTTGATCACGTGTGCAAATGCTTGTGGAGAAAATACGCAACCTTGTGCATCAGTAGATACTGAGTCAGCCGCGATACCTGTTGAAGAAAAGATCTTCACGTTGAATAATTTTCCAACGAATGCAGATGAACTTAATAAAGTGTTACCTACATTAGATATTGCGTTCGCTGATGTGCCGTAACCTGCACCTGCTAAAGCAGACGCAACACCATACGCTTGACCCGGGTGGATCACTGCGTGGTAGTCACCTTCACCATCAGTTGGTGCGTTTTGTTCTCTTAATTTATACACCGCTTGAAGAATAAGTGCTGGAGTAATTGTAGTTCCATTGTCACCTACATCATTTGATATATTTGCTTCTGTGAATAATGAAAAAGCATTTGAATCAACTTTCTCACCTATTGCACTTCCGATCATTTGACCTACATCAGAACCCATATTTCTAATTGTAGATTCCGCAAGTAAATCAGATACGTCGATTCTTGCTTGAACTTCAGCCGCTGTAACATCAACCTGTGCAACTGTGAAGTTAGTGTCTGAAACTTCAGTTGTTTGGTTTTGTTCTTGAGCCGCTATTTCTGGATATACAGGAATCTGTGCTGTTAAGCCTGGAGTCCCTGTCATATCGTATGTTGTGAAAACTTTATCCGCAATCATTTTTTCAGATTGTGTGAATACAGCCTCTTGCAACATATTAGTCAATAATTGACTGTCGCTTATGTTAGTATTAGCCATTGTGCTAATCTCCTTTGTTGTTAGGAGTTATAATGCCTATAATACGTTAGGATAAATCTTTTTCCGCATTTGGGAGTATAACTCACGTTGTTTAGGATCATTAAGATCCAACTTGTTTATATCAACATCTGTTTTCACACCCTCGGGAGATTGATTTGATTGGCTTCCTGAACCGGCTGGTCCCGCCTGAACAAAATGTGGATTATCTTGTAACCACATCTTAACTGCGTTCTCGGTATCCAACGGAGTTCCTGCTTCAGTATATCTTGTGTTTCCTGTTCTTGGATCTACAATTTCTACTTGACCAGTCTCTGACATCTTAACTTGATCTCTAACAAGTCTTACAACTTGTTCTGGATTAACTGCTTTGTATTTGCTTGCCGCATTTAGTAAAGCACCATCCACTTTGATCTTCGTCAATTCGTCAGTCAAAGCCGATATTTTTTCACTTGACTTTTCAGCCTGTGTCTTCAATATCTCTTCAAACTCTCCCTTTCTTTTCTGCTCTTCAAGTTTTCTGTCTTCTTCTTGTTGCATCAAAGAACGGTAGTGATTAACATCAACACCATCGTATTGTTTGGCTACACGCTCTTCACCGTGCTTTCTGGCACTCTTCATTGCGTTGTCAAACTGCTCTTTGGTATATACTGGTTGATTATCAGTTCCCTGCGTTGGATTATTTTTTGAGTCTTCTTGAACTGGTGCAGTAGTCTGTTCAGTATTGACTTCCAATGTTTTATTTGTTTCACTCATTGTTGTGTTCCTCCATTTGTTTGCAACGCTGGATAACGTTGAATAATGTTATTTATACCGCACTAATAAAACATACTATCATTAGGGTCAAGGCCCCAAGCATCATAATAATTAGATTTTCTAAGTTGTTGTTGTGCATTTTTTAATTTGTTCAAGTTCTGGATCATCAGCAACGGTGCTTTACCATAACTGAAACTGACTCCTTTGTGTTTGCCTTTGTTGTCAGGATGATCATACAGCATAGCATAATCAGGATTGTTTTCAAAACCCTTTTTGCAGACTGATGATAATTTTTTCTCGTTTATCTTGTAAGGAAAATATAGGACCACAATATCCAGATGAAAGATACTAAACAAAGAGCAACAATGATCAATCTGAGCCAACACATTCTTCTTCGCCATTGTGATCTGGACTTTTCTATCTTGTAAAGTTTTTTTTGCATACGGACAGATTGCTTTTCCACTCGCTTTATGAGTTTTAGCAACAACCTGTCCGATCCATTTCTCAATATCTTTACTTCCTACGACCACTTTTCTTTTTTTTCTTCGCACCCATAGGAGATCTTCTTCCAGATGATTTTGGCATCCTTCTTCCGCTTTTCTTTCCTGGCATAACTGCCCTCCTCATTGTTGAACCCATAACGGCCTTGCCTGTTGTTGTGTTAAGGCCTGCCATTGATAGGTTGTTTTCCTTCGTTTTTTGATGGAGCATACAACTCCAACAATTCCATTCCACGATAGTGTGCTGTCTTCTTAATGTTGATCAATGCCTTACGAGCCTTCTCAGCATAACGTCTGCTGGGTCTCTCCATAAGTTTCTCCATTGCTGAAAAGTATTCCATACATTGGACTTTTAGTTGCTCGTGTCTGGCTGACTCAACTGGTGTTCTGTAAATCTTTGCGATGCCCATTAATCTAAACCTTCAGGTTTTACAGGTGTGAAAGGTATTGAATGCCACGGTGCGGTGTTACCGTGTGAGTTCTTGTATGTCTCACCTGTCTGGACTGATTGTGCCCCCATAAATGTTCTCGTGCCATTGCCATATCTCTTCTTCTGTATCACCTTACAAGGTCTCCACTCTTGACCTTTCGCATAGAACTTTGAATGATGAGTCTGCGTGCCTTTGCGTGTTTTTATACCTGCCATCTAAATCTACCTCCACGCTCTTATACTCCAATATGCCGGTGATAAACTCTTCTGACCTCGGACTGCTTTTAGGATTGGTTTGAATCTTGCCATAAAGGATTTTTTCCTTGCTGGTATATTCTTCTTGATGGTCATACCTTGCTGACCAAATCTTACTATATTGACTTTACCTGATTTTTGATTACGAACATACACGGCACTTTTCTTTGATCCGCTTGGTGTTCTGAATGGTTTATTGAGTGTTACTTTCCGTCCCTGATACGTCGCCATTGGCACCTCCATTAAAAAATGTTTTTATTTCTGGATGTAACTCCATAATCTGTTCATCCGTATAACCTTGTGAAACCATTTCTCTCATATGTTTGATCATTGCATCTGGTGAAGTCATTGGTGGATGTGTCATTCCTGTTTGTGGTGCTGGTTGATTTAATTTGTCAATAAGTTCTTGTCTGGCATCGTCGTCAGTCTCTACTATATCAACAATCTTCTCATCAATAATTTGTTTGATGGCAGGATCCTCTGGTTTTGTGTCTGCCGCTTTCTTCAATATATCCATTTCATAACTTCTGTCTCTGATGTTGAATATAGTTGGATATTTCACTTCTCCATCCCAATTGATGTTTTGGAATTGACCAAACAATCTAAAGATGTGTTCTTCAGCAAGTTGTAAGTTCTTTGCCTTGTCAATTAATTTTGTATCTAATTGAAGCATCTCAGTTTGTAAAGCAATACCACTCATTGATCTTTGTTCTATCGCTCTAACAGATCCTAAGTGTCCCATTCTGTCAATTGCTTTAACTTTGTTTTCAATAGATGAAAGAATCATATCAATTGATTGACCACTTGGTTGTAGGAGTTGTGGTCTAAGTCCAGGATCAAGTTCATTAGGCATTGTTATGATTGAACCTGCTCCAGCACCTGCTTCTGTGTCAATAGTTTTTACAAGTGTAGGATGTCCTGATATTCTGATCGTTTGCTCTATCTCAGACAGTTCATTGTAAATTGCATTCTGCATATCCGCTATGTCGTTTATGTCTGACACACCAATACCTCTTGTTGGTGATCTGCCAGCATACACGAATACCGCTGGAACTTTGCCCAAAGGATTAGGCATATCTTCCATTAATCTTAATTTTTCTTTTTTGTCAGGATTGTATTCTTCTACATACACTCTATCTTTTGTGAATGTTCTAAGATAGTATTTTGTTGTCTGTTGGTATGCTCTCTGTTCTTGTTCAAACAATCTAACAAAACTTAATTCGTATAATCCATTAGGTAGTCTTTCAAACTCCCAGTCTAATATGTTTGGTGGAGTGTAAATTGAAACGTAAGGTCTTAGACCTTGTTGTAATTCTTCGGCTCTTGTGCCTGCTTGTGTGTTAGGCTTATCTACTAAAATTAATGAATGTCCGTAGATGCTTGACTGGATATTGACATCTCTCATAAACTGATTGAAATCTCTGCCTTCAAGGTCAGCATCTTTAAGGAATGCTTCTACCTCAGGCATACCTTCCATATTGCCAAACATTCTTTTAGGATCATTTCTAAACAGGAAACTGTTATAAATGTGAATTATTGATTTACAATGATTATCTAAAGGTGTCTGTGCTATTCTGCCAACATACTCAGATGAGTTCTCCATCACATACTTGGTTAGATAATTTCCCATTCTGTAATGGGCACCACCGCTGTATGATCTTTCTAAGAAGTTCCATCTGTTGATGTAATTCACATACTCGTCGTGTAAAGGAATACCATCAAAGTTTGGAGTCCCGTAATTTGTCATTGTGTTGGTTAAACTATAATCTGCCATTCATCACTCCTGTTTGAAAATTGAATCTTTGTGGTTCTACTTGTTCTCTGTTCTTGACTATTGGATAAAGAAAACTTATCAAATATCCTAAACTGTCGTTTAAATGATCCCATCCTTCATCCTTTGTCGGCAAGTTTGTTCCTGCTTTGTATGTGTGTCTTATTAAACTATTTATTGAGTTCTTTGCTTTAGGGTCTATTATAACCCCTCTAATGCCCAAGGCATTACACAACTTACTATTGACACAATTGATCCTGTCTCTGATACTCATATGTCTGCTTGGCATCTTAACAATGAAGCCTGCGTTCTGAAGTATAGAAGCATCCGTCCTTCTTGCTGAACTGGTTCGTCTTTGCCTTGCGGCAGGATCAGGATATGCAAATATTTTTTTACCAGGATACCTTCTGTGGATCTCTTCAGCCAGTTCATCTGTGTTTGAACTCCATATCTGTATTTCATCAAACACATAAACGATATCATTCCTGATGTAAGACACTGACGCACTCATAGGATTCAAGTTGAAGTCTATGCCTATGTGTAGTGCTGTGATGTCCTCTGGTATTTCAACGTTTTTAACATTGTGCTTGATGTCAAAGCCATAATATATGATTCCTGAATATGTCTCAAATGTTGCTTCGTATTCTTGCCTAAATGTTTTAGCATCTAAATCTTTCTTTGCTTGTTCTATCTCAGCATCTGGAACCCATCCACCATCTATGGTAGTGAATTGCCAACTCTGCCAATTCTCATCAGTGGTCTTTTGTCCCTGTTGATATAGGTCGTGGAACCAATTCAACCCACGTGGTGTTCCTGTGAAGAAAACGTGTCCACCCGTGTCTGATAATGTTGGACGTAGAACTTCGTGCCAAGCATACTCGTCTATGTCAGCCGCTTCGTCAATTACCAAATAATCAAGTCCAACTCCACGCAGTGACTGGGGATTGTCCGCACCTCGCAAACATATCCTTGAACCATTACGTAGGAATATTGTAAGTTCTGCTTCGTTGATTTTTCTGATCCAGTTCAGATCATTCAATACTTTTTTGATTTGCAACCATACCGTTTGTTTTGCTTGTCTGTATGATGGTGCCACATACCAACACAGTTTCTCAGGATTCCTTGCGAAATAACAAAGTTGTCTGATAGCAAGTGTGGTCTTGCCAAATCTTCTTCCTGTAACTAAAACTTTGAATCGTGCTGGATGTTCAGCAACTCTTTTCTGCGGTGCAGATAATTTCATTAGGCATCTTCAGGCCAAGGTAAAGGATCATTGTTCTCAGTCTCGCTTGGTGAATCTTGTTGTCCAAGATACTGCTTGGCTAAGAAGATCAACATTCTAACGTCTTTGTCTTTGGTTGCCTTAGAATACTGAGCACGTCTTATACCCATCTTTCCTTCTGCTCTGCCTCTCTCGATAATGTCTGTGTAACGTTTCTTTAGATTATCAACGCTGGTGTTAAGAACCATAGCAATCTCTTCATAGGAACACATTATAGAAGCAAGTCGCTCTATCATATCCTTGTCTAATTTGTATGTTCTTGCCTTAGCCATTATAAAGTCTTCTCCCTTATAATTACTCTGAAACTTCTTGCGTCTGTGTCACCTTGTTGTGTGACTATCGTAATTTTGATTGTATAAACATTTTGCACACTACCACCTGATACCCTTACATTTACTAAATTGCCTCCTGTGATATTAACATCTGCTATTGCACTTGTCGGTAATTGTAATGGAGCGGCATCACCAGTCACTGTGCTGATTGCCACAGTTGCTGATGTTATAGTATCTCCCGCGGCCAAGTAATCTGTAAAATCTAAACCGTATTGAATATTTGATGCTGGGTCCTTCGTAGCGAAGAGTCCATCTCGATCACTTCTAAATCCTGTCAAGTTCGCCATTATACTTCTGCCCTTATTTTTGGTGTAACAAATCTGTCTTTAATTGGAGGTATTCTCAATTTGTGTCTCCTTGTTTCTTGTGATACCATATGTGTCCTTGTTTCTGCAACAACTTTATTTACTCTATTTTCTTGATCAATCGCAGTTATGCGTGTATCTGCGCCAATAGTTACTATTCTTGTCTCTTTTAAAACTTTTGCGATGTTGTGTGGATCTGCTTGATAATATAATTTTCCAGTGACCAATTTGCTTGCCAATGCTGGTAACACTAACTGATACGGCCCTAATCTTCTTGATGGTATCGTATCTGGTTGTGTAAATGCCGATGTAAAAGTTAATTGGTATGGTCCTCTTCTATGCGTCGGAGTTATAGCAAAACCAAATGCTGAACTTAACGCAGTCTCTCCACTGAATGTTGCGTTGGCTGTTAATACAGGAGTAAAAGCACCTGTTATTGTTACCGCGGATGGTTGATCGAATATTATAGTATCTGATAATGTTGGACTAAATGCTGATGATATATTACAAAAACCTTGTAACACACCTGCCGCTTGTAGATCACCTGTGACCGTAACCGTTAAGTCTGCCTCACCTCTCTGCTCGAATGCTGAATTATCAACTAAACTAAATGCTGAACTTAAATCACTCGCACCAGAAGGTTTAAATTGGACATCTGTAAGATCTATTGTTGCTGTATTGACAAGGTTATAACTTCTTGCCCATACATTAAGATCCCATTCATCCCAACTTTCTAAAACACTTCCCCAGGTATTATCTGGCCAACTTTCCCAGGCTACCTGATCAAAGTCTTCCCAGGTATTGTCATTTGCCAATGCTATGGCATTGACGGTATCCCAGGTATAGTCACCACCTATATCATATATGGCATTACCTTGCGGACTTGAAGAAGTTGTATTTGATAATGATGATTCACCTTGTATGTCTATTTGTAACCTTGGTATGATTGTTATACTTGTTGATGTCGAATAACTTTCAACTGGCAATAATACCAGGTTATTCGTAGATGATATTATATCAGATACAACAGATAAACTTTTTGTTACATCTGAAATATACTTTGGTGTAACTGCTAATGTGGATACCGTTGAAGGTGTCGCAGTTGCTAATTTTAAATTGACAGAATCTTCAACAATTCCAAAACTACTTGACGGACTTGACTCTCCAAACTTTGTGACCAGAGCCGTTGCGGACATAGTTGCCGCTACATTAATTGGATCAATTGAATCACCATTTAAACCATCTATTACGTGGTTGTCTGCTTCCCATTTCCTGTTAAGACTGCCTGCTGGACCTGTATTGGCCTCCAAGACCATATTGGATAATTGTAAAGATATACTATGAAGACCATTACTATTGTTATTGGATGTGTTTATTTGAATACTAAGATTACATTCGTCAGCAACAATGTCATCTTGGTTGGCTGTCACCGTAGTCACAGCACTTCCAGTCTGTGTTAAAGTATCAAGGCCAATACTTGGACGACTTAAAAATGGCCAATCTATAATTGATATTCCGAAAGCATCACCTCCAGTATAATCTATATCGAATATAACACCTAAACCACCACCTGTTGATGATACGGTTATGTTGGGCCTACATAAAAAATTGACAATACACCGTTCTGGTGGTATGTTATATAAATCGTCTGTGGTTTTTAAATCAACTTCCCAATGAACTTTGAATCCTTGTGAATTATGATTGCTGTTTGAAAGACCTATCGTCCTTGTCGCACTGGCTCCCGTGCCGACTCCTCCGCCAAAGGCCGTGCCACCACCTGATGTAGAGAATGATGTAAAACCTACATCTGGATCTGATGTATCACTTACCTCTCGTCTTATTATTCGGGTCGTAGTCATTAGACACCTCCCTAATATTAAGCAAGACTAATCGATAAATTGCCAGAACTGATTGTAAATTGGTCTCCTGATGAAACCGTTTTTGAAGTTGTTAATGCACCGTAAAACAAAACGTTACCACTTGTTGACGCATCCATCAATGCCAGGTGAGTTACAACTTGTCCAGTTGAACCTGCTGTCTGATAGTTTGCTGTCGCTACTGGGAATGATACCGTCTGATTTGAACTTATCGTTCCTGTAGTTGAAGCACCTGCGTTTGCAAATGTGATTGTTTGTCTTGCATATGAACCATTATTAATTTCGTAGTATCCGAATTTTGATGTTGCGTCTGTTCCTGAAGTGTTTGACTCCAGTGTTGCCGCTACACCTGATCCTGAATCTGCGAATAATGCCACATAAACGGTTGCTGGTGGAGTATAACCTCTACCTGAACCAACTGTCAAAGAACCGTTCCCAAAATTAAGAACGTGATCTAATAATTTGTCTTCTAAATAATTTGAAGCCGCACTCATTATTGTTTCTCCTTTGTTTGTAATATTACGTTAGTATTTATATGAAGCCTATGTATCAAGCCTTTAACTTCCCATTTGTGCTATCTTTTGAGCAAATGCCTTAAGACTAAAAGGAACAGCATCTCTTTCTTCCATATGGGAGTTTTTTATCTGCTCGAATAAGTCGTTTTTTTCTACAAAATTAGTTTCTTCTTCGTCAAAGGTTGTCAAACCTTTTTCAAACACACACCATTTATCCATTGAAACTTGTCCCTACTGATGGAGTCGTCCAACTGCCATCTATCTGTTCTTCAATTGAAAAACTATGATTTAATGGATCACCTGTTGGTGCTTTGTCTTTTGCCCACGTGACCATTGCCGCTTGGCTGTCAAATTCATACCACTTGCTGTCGTCTTGCCAGTATATTCTCCACATTAGTAACTATCTCCTGATCCTGGTCCTTCTGTTGTTGGTATAACCACAACATCACCAGAACCTTTAGTGACCTTGCTTGGTGTTACTGATGACAGGCTACCACCATTCACCAATGTCGTTGCCGAATGATAAAGGTATAATTCTGGTTGATCGGCTCCACCTGCTGTGCCATCTGTGCCTCCATCAACATAACCATCAGTCAATGCTGAATTATAATATTTTGCCCTAACACTTGAACTGGAGAAATCTATGTGAGTATCATAGAACCATATTGGTCCAAAATCGAACTCGGCACCTCTCTCCCAGGCCGCATTATAACCTGTTGCGGTTCCACTCGATCCTTGATATCCTAAATTAATATTTTGTATGCCATCCATATCACCATCTGATGTAAAATTACTGCCTGAATTTATAATTGCTGGTTGAACATCTTCACCATCTATATACAAAGGTCTATTGGTGTTATCTGTTGGATCCATTGCGAACATAACACAATGCCAACTACCATCTAAAAAATTACTTGCAAAATTGGTCGTGTTATATTTTGTATTGCCACAACCACTTGTTGTTGGAGCAGGGTTTTGACTCCCATTAAAGAAGTTAATGTTAAAACTATTACCGAATATAGACCACGAACCACCACCACTATCACCACCATTGATGAATCTCATTGCCCTTACACCTGGACTATCTAATTGACTGGTGCCATTGATCCTGACCCACGCAACAAAACTGAATCTATGATTGTTAGCAAACCCACCATTTACCGGTATGTTGTATGTGGCCTTGTTAGCCGCATTAACAGCCTGTCCGTCATTGAACGCTCTCGCGGCACTTCCTCCGGCCGCTCCTGCTGTGGTTAAAATTGATTTAGCAAATCCTAATGGCATCTATCTCCTCCTTATGCGAATGCTTTTGCTATGTTACCTATATAATCTGTTCCATCATAGAACACCGTAACAACATCAATGGCATTTGCCCCTGTTGATAAAGTTGGAGCACCACCGGCAAACTTGACAGCGGTTGAATCACCAGTCCCAAAACTTGCAGTTCTGCTACCAGTGCCATCTTGTTTGATTTTTATAGTCACCGTCTGACCAGCGATTAGACCACTGATAACAAATTGAGTATTCGTAGCCAATGTCACTGTATGGAATGGTGCCAATGTTGTATCAACGGTAATCGTTGAACTTGATGTTAATGAATTTATTTTTTCACTGTATGCTTCTAACTTTCCTATTCTTAATAGGTCTGTAAGATCTTCTTGATAGAAACTATAAGTTGATCCGGCTGGATTCTGTGTATTATTGTTTGCGTAGAAATGATACATATTGCCTGTTACCGTAGCATCAGTTCCTATATCACCCATTGAATAAAAACCTATGAAGTTATCTACTGCTACCGTGCCTGATCCATCTTCTGAATTTTCTAAATATGAAGCAACACCAGTAGCATCTGTGATCGTGATATTTTGATTGTTACCATAAACCAGCACACCACTCATATTTGCTGATACCGTTCCCAATGTTGAAGCACCTGAACCATTGTTCTCAACGGTTGTATTGATGTCTGCCCCCATTGGACCTCTGCTTCTGAATGTGGCAGATGTTGATGTTGAACTTGAACCGTTTAGATCTATAGATGTATAAATTGCCTGTCTAAATCTATCATTTGAATTGGATGATGATTGACCTGATGCTAATTTGTAATAAGAAATCATAGCATTTTTATAATGCCTGTTGCCATCACCTATCGTCAATGATAGGTCTTCTTTGTAAATTATGTTTCCATCAGAATATCTTGAATTACTATTATAATTTTCTGCGAAGTTACCACCTCCACCTACTAACTGAACCCTACCTGTTCCATTTGCTGATATCATAAGATCATCATTTGATCTTGAAGATTGTATAACGTTATCTGTGATACTCACAGCGTCGTTGGATATAGATCCTGTTGCAGTTACGTTTGTAGTTGCCGTAATGGCTCCTGTCACTGCCAATGTTGAACCATCAAATGTTAATCCTGATTCAGCATCTAATTCTGTTGTTGTTGAACCCACGGTAACAATTTCATTTGCAGTAGCATTATTCAATGCTGTCACTGCCGGTGTGGCCCCTGTGATTGTTAAAACATCACCACTTACTGCCGTCGTCACCGTTCCGGCACCAGCAACTTTGAAAGTTTCATCTATATTGACCAAAGTCCCTGAACTATCGTCACCTACAAATGTTATACCACCTGCGGCTGAATCTGCCGCTAATTCAAATCTTGCGTTACTGCTATTATATTTTAAAATCTGATTGTTAGACGGTGATGATATGTTGAACATATCAATAATAGCATTTTGATTGTCTATGTTTTGTTTTGCATCTGCACGAAATAATCTTGGTGAGTCTGATCCAGAATCACAGTTTGCCGTCGATGCTTTAGTTGAACTTGGCCAGGTTGCCATTAGCAATTCTCCTTGTTTATGTTATATTTAACGAATCTTGTGTTAAGCATATGCTTTAGCAATATTTCCAAAGAAACTTGATCCGTTGTTAAAAATTGTTACGATGTCTATGGCACTTGCCGCCGTTGATAGTGTTGGTGTGCCACCTGCGAACTTGACAGCAGTTGAACCATCTGTTCCAAAACTTGCTGTCCTTGAACCTGTGCCATCCTGCGTTATGATCAATGTAACACTTTGACCAGTCGCTAAATTAGAAATTACAAATTGCGTGTTGGTTGCCAATGTAACATTAAACACTGGACACTGATTACAATCTACCGTTATGGTTGATGAACTTGATAAACTTTTTACTTCTTCTCTGTAATTTTCTAAAGTTCCTACTCTTGATTGATATGAATCATCATTCGTATAGATCAAATACTTGTTCGTAGCAACACTACCTGAATCCATAAAGAAACCATATTCTGTCGTCACTGTTTCTGTGCCGGCTCCAGTGGTATCTGCTGGCTGTGATCTGAAATGTTTAAGATCTGATACCTGGACGGTATGATTAGAATCTGCTGACTGTATGAAAGGCACTGATACATAGGTATTCAGTGCTTCTAAAGTTATGTTACCAGCATTTGAAGTGTCAGAATAGATATAAGGTTCAGCAAAAATTCCATTTGCATTTCCTATCGTCACATCAGTGGTGCTTGTGTTATCTATTTCTACAACATTATAATTTGCTACTGGTCCTCTATAGATACCTGTGCTTGTTAGACTTGATCCATTAGCATCAATGTGCATTATATCACCCTGTCTAAATCTTGAATTACTCTGTGCTGAATTGGTTCCATTAAATGTGTATTTTGTTATCCTATTATTTCCATATCTTCTTAAACTGCTTGAATTCATAGCATTAGGATCAATCGTGCCACCATCGTGGACAATATTGACTCCGTGGTTCCATCTTGCGTTGCTTGAAAAATCCGTTATTCTGTCTTTGATACCTATAGAACCTGTGCCACTTACTTCTAAAAATAGATCATCATTACTTCTTGTGCCTTTTATAACATTATCATCTATTGATATTGCATCATTGGCTATTGAAGTTGTTGCCGTCATCGCACCTGTGACTGCCAATGTTGATCCATCAAATGTTAAATTGGATTCTGCGTCTAACTGCGTTGTGGTTGATGCCACTGTGACTAATTCATTTGCTGTTGCATTATTGATCGTCGTGCCACCAGCACTTGTGTTGTATGCTAAACTATTCCAGGCTGTTGAACCATCACCTACCTTGAACTTGGTAGTGTCTGATTCATATCCAAATTCTCCTGCCGCTAAAGTTGGATTGGCTGATGACCAATCTGATGCTGTGTCTCTTCTAAATTGTATTTGTGTTGGCACTATGCTGTTCCTCCGTCTATGGCCGTTATTGCTCCGTATGTGGATACGGCTGTTCCCCCATCAATATTTATTGTCCCAACAGAAGCAAAGGATAATACACCTGAACCGTTGGTAACTATGACCTGTCCATTAGTGCCATCTGCTATCGGTAAGTTGTAGGCATTACAAATCTCAACTGCTCCTGAACCGGCTGGTGTTAAATGGATTGGTTCATTAGTTCTTGCCGTTGATATTCTGTTGTCATTGATTATGAAACCTCCAGTGGAATCACCTCCCACACCAACGTGTAATTCACAATTAAGTGATATCACATTCGCGTTAAGATGCATAGCACCTCCCGGAGCGGTTAAATTCATACCTGATGAATCACTTGATATGGTGGTTCCTGATATCGTTAAATCTCCTGTGCTCGCACTACCACCTGTTGAAGCAAATGTTATAGTGTCTGATCCAGCATTCGTGGTTATAGTCATATTTGAACCTGCCACTAATGTTAGACCATCTGACGTTCCGTCCGCTACTACATCACTCTGTCCTGCAACGGATATGGTTTTGAAAACATCTTGGTCTGCTGTGGTGTTGATTGTGACTGAACCATCTGAATTAGTTGATGTTGTGCAGTTTGTCCCACCTTGTATGTAAAGGGTATCACCTGCTTTGATATCTATCGTTGAACTATCGTCTGCGACAATTCCGATCGACTGATCACGCAGTTCTAAAAAATTAGAATCTATCTCGCTTCCTATCAAACCCGAATTTTTGGGTAATTGATCACTTGCTGTTGTTGGTGAAGATAAACTTCTTGTGGTAAGCGTTGCTCTTTTTGGCATTCCTTCTCCTGAATAATAGTAGTATTTACTTTGATTTTAAGAATCTGTCGTATAACTCCCAATATTCGTCTCTTAATCTGATACGTCTATGTTCTTCAAAGTGTTCAAAGCCATACACACCGTAATAGATGTCAGTTATCAATTCAAAATCATCCAATTCCTTTACAGGCTTTGGAGGTCTTGGTGGTGGTGGGAATTTTATTATCTTAGCCAATGGTGAAAAGATCCTGTGGATTGGTTCTCTTACGCAATTTGCTTTTGTCAGTGTCTGGATCAACGATGTCCAAAATGTTTATTGGTGAATCTTCAACATCCGCATCAATCAAACCTGTTTTGGCATTCTTGTATGTGTAACCATTAGGAAACTCCAATAAAATGTTGCAGGGTCTATGTTTTACGAATTGTTCTATAACTTCTTGCCACTTGTTTTGGTTGTTGTTTGTTGGATCCACGTAAGTGTATTCATCAAACTCCTTGTCGTCTTTGACTGTTTTAAATCTAAGTTCAGCGATCCTATGTCCATATGCTTTCCTTGGATTGTGTGGATTTTGTTGTGCTATCCTTGTCGTGATTGATTCTAATAATGTTGTGTTTGCTATATCTTTATGTTCCATATGATTCCTTTTGTAAAAAATATTTTTCTATTTTTCTATTCTTTATTATACGTTATATTGGGCATTGTGTCAATCGTCCTTGTCTGACCTCTACGATGGTAATAGTGTCTCCTCATATTACCACGTCTCTGTCGCACCTCAACGTTGGCACGATGCCAACCTTTACCAATTTCAATAAAGGTAATGATGTAGTCTTCGCTCCTTTTACCACGTTTCCTCCACAGTTCCAGGGGCCACAGTTCATACCAGTCGTCTAATGTCAATGACCATTCCTCTCCACGGAATCTTGCCTGGCATCTTGATCTCAAGAATGCCAATCTCCTTGCCCTCAGTTCCTTGTCGGGACCTGATTTCCAAAGGTGTGGTCTGTGTGGTTTGTAATTCTGTTTCATTTGTAGATGAAAGGATCTTTCTTTTTAAGATCACGAATTTTTTTCCTGAACTTGATCTCGTCGGCTACTCTGTGATATGGCCAAGTTATGAATTCCCATATTTTTTTGAACATTGTGTTTCTCCTTGTGGTAGCGAAGCCAGCCTGTCTTAATCATATGGAGCACGTTAGGATCGGCTGACTTCAAATGTATTTATAACTTATTGCTGATTGGTGCCGTGATTTGGATCACACCAGTGTTCTCTGGGAGTGAATGGATGCACATTCTCGCATCTCTGTGGATAGGATGAGCAGGCAGTCACCGTTAATATGACCACCATAGAAAGGAGGACTGGCCTGCTCATTATAGATATGATATGAACGAAAAACATATCTACTCTATATTAACACAATGGATACTATGTGTCAATTCTTTAATTTTATTTTTTTTCATTTTGTTGCTTGTCAAGTTCATCACATATTACCAACAGCCTCTCCTTGATCTCTGACAGGTGCTCAAATATCTGTGTTGCTATCTCTGGTTCAAACACCCGGGATGACCGTTCCATACGTTCAACTATGGTGTCTATGTCTATGCAGTCTTTCCTGATGGATTCGTTGCTTTGCTCTTTGTTGAACAATTGGGGATCCTTTATCACTTCAAAAACCCTTTCAGTTTTCATCTATAGACCTCGAGCGTGTCATCTACCACGTTGTTATTGACATAAAGATGTATTATTATGTGCTCTGGATCATTTTTTGGGAATACCGCATACTGACTGTCGTCAGGATATTCCTCAGGTGGTTTGTAGTTTTTGTCTATTTTTTTTTGGGTATGATCCCATTGTGGTTCAACGTCGTATGCTGATGGTAGCAATCGTTTGACTTGTTCTATGCTTTTGCCCATATAAGGCAACGATTGGATATACGCATCTTGTCCTCCCCGGATAACCTCAAATATTTTTTCTCGTGCAATCTTCATATTACACCGTCCAAGTTGGATGTCTGAATTGATGCTGACAGTTGGGACATTCTATCTTGAATGGATATCCCTTGCCGGCAGTCTTTTGTAGCATCGTTGAACAAGTCATAGCGAATAGTGTCGCATACTTGCCCTCTTTAAAGTAATATTCGTAATGCTTGGTCAAGACATCATATTGCACCATATAGTCCTGGTATCTCTTTAGACTGCAACCTTGCAAGTATGTTGTAAGGCTCTTGATGGGTCTGACTTTTGTTCCCCATTTCATCTCCGCACCCTTGTGGGTCAATACCGGGAACTTGAATGAGTAAGTGGCATCCAGATTGGGATCCTTGGGAACCCGGACGCAGTGGCTGAACTTGGTGCCTGATGTGTTGTATATTGCTTTCTTCTTAGTTTTTGTGGTCATATGTTCTCCTTGTTATATCTCATTATAGCACAAGATTGGTGTGCCGTCAATAGGGTTTGGCAATTTCTTTTGGTAAGATGCGTCCGCTCGTAAATTGCGTCAGCAACCCGCGTTACGGTGGATCTACCCTGGCCCCTGGTTTGAGCGACGGTGTGTGAGCACGGGGTGAAATCAAATCTGGGTCAAAAGGATGGCTTGGTAAGGTCTGGTTGAACCAAAATCACCGAGTTTAAGTCTCGAAGATGGCTTCGTATTCTTGGCTAAAGGATGGCCCCGGTTGGTGCGAAAATGTTACAATGCAATAGGACAGCCATTACCAAAAAAAGGATGGGGACGGCCTGAGCCACCGTGCCTACCATTCCGGATTGTGGCCCTACGGTTCTAATATGGTCGTAAGAGTTCTATCAATTCTATTATCACAATGGCTCCCAACTCCACAGCCAGGATGGTGTGATAGATGTGCCAAAGAATAGGCCTACTCTGATCTGATTTCTTCATTATGCTTTTGATTATAACACAATAGACGGATCAAAGCAACCTTAATATTGTCTCCAATCTGGCCATACGGTTGGTAAGGTTTGGTTCTGGCTTGATAGAATGGTTTGGTAAAGAATGATTAGAGCGGTGCATCTCCAAGTAGTATGTTGATACC